GTTTACGATGTTTTTGGTTTTTTTAACCATTAAACTATTTTTATATCTCACTTGTGCCGCTGTTGTGACGCAAGTGTTGATTCATGCTTATGAACATATTTTGTTCGCAACATGTTCCGTCATTGTATACGCTATTATAGATTTCGTGTACTTTGTTTATACCAAAATAACTTTGGTGAACCTTGGATGGTTATCCATGCTACCTTTATATTCATTCTCACGCTTAATAAGTTTTATTGCCCACAGCATCATAGATGAATTTAAGGACCGCCTTACTTGTCCTGCCCCATATCGTTATTTATGGCTTTACACGCCCGACCAAACTATTTATTGTTCTTACTATAATTGGTTCTATGACATCGCACCTAAAGATTCGATGCTTATGAATGGAACTCTCCTCTGGGGATTAGTAGCAACGTTTTTAGTTTGGTCATTCGTCGCCACCTTATGTTACCAATCAATGTATCAAGGTCTACCGTTTAGTTTCTTCACAAGGCAAATCGTTTCACATGCTATTAACATTTCTCCAAAGAAAGAGGATGTTGATTTGTTACGAGATTCGTTCAATAGAACTCCACTCGTGAAACATACCCCACAGAAGAACCATACCCATCCAGATTCTGCCGCTGACAGATGTGATGGAAGTAGATTTATGAAGAATTATACTACCTGCTTACAACGCGAGACATACTATTTTCAAATGTCTAAGACTGATCAGCGACAACATCAGTCAGGAAGTAGAAATTTCTATTGGTCAAAGGATGGCAATGCTGATCCTGTGGATTTTGATCCCAAAAGCAATAGCATTTTGGCTATGGTCGATGTAGACCAGTATGTCGATATGCCTACTTTTCTTTGTGCTCAAAACAAGCCCACGGTCCTCTATACATTCCAACCTACAAAAGCTGCTCGCTCAACTGGTGAGTATTCCTACAGTTTTAATAAAGACAATGAAGTAAATTACATTGTGACTGGAGGTGCTAAATACAATCAAATGGTTTGGGATTATGGATGTGACAACGTGAAAATTACACGTAAATGGTTCGGCATTCCTTTGCAAGTTGCAACTTATTTAGTTGATCGTCGTCAAACTGATGAAGATCACAGTTTAATATTGTTGACACCCTTGATGAAATGGACAGGATTTTACGCTTTCCTAGCTCATTTCTTTATATCAGGACACAATTTAGACCGTTTAACACCTGTAACTGCTGGGTCGAATTTCGCTCGCCTCTCTATTAAATCAAAGAAAGGACACTTTATTTCTACTGCTAAAATTAATGAATTTAATGTAGTAACTGTCCCAGTTGAACAAGACAACGCTATTGGATCTATGAAAAGAATCCAAAAGATAGATATTTCCTATCCTACCGTTCAAAGTCTTTGTAAAACTATTACTAAAGAAGAGGCAATCTTATTAACTGATTTTCATAAACATAACGACGTTTTACCGTCTCCAACAGTTTATCCTATTTCACAATCATTTACTTCATACCAACCACTTACTTCCGAGTATGATCCCGATGCACGCCCATGTATGCGTGCATACATGACACCCATTGCAGATGGTGCTCATGTGCCATTATCTTGCTTAGGCAATGATATACATATGGTTAATGAAAGGATCGTTAAACTCGCTTCTGAAGATAAAGAAATGATGCCTATTATGGATAGCTTTATAAATGAATTTATTGAGATGTTTCATCCCGAGGATAAAGGAACACTCAGACCAGTTGATTTAGATTTTGTGTATGCCAAACAAAACCGTCCCTCTCAACGTAGCATATTAGAACGTGCTGCCTTTGATAAC